TTCTTGTCGTAGCGAGTATTTATGGAATTAAAGGAACACAAATATTTAGAAACGGGGGAGGTAAAAAATGATTTGGAATTGGTTAAAAAATTTATTCACACCTAAAAGAATAAAAGATCCACATGAAGAATTATATGAACCTAGAGATTACACAGTAGAACAATTGCAAAAAATGACAAAAGGCGATTTAAAAAAACTACGAAGACAGGGTAAAATAAATTCTATTGCATATCCTTTTTATTGATATATAGATTTTGAATGAATTTAAAAAATGTTTTGATACAAGCATTAGAGGATAGATACAATGCAAAAATATCAGAGGCAGATGCTACAATTAAAATTTATTTAGAAAATAGTGTAGGGATTGGAGAACATCCACAACATCTTGATGAGATAGACAAATTATTACAATCAATAGTCGATTCTGAAGAAAAATTAAATGCATTACAATCATTTAAATTATGATTAAAGGTGATAGCACCGAATATGAACTTTTAGCAAAGTGGTGTTCTAAATTACAATTCTTTGAAGAACCAAAATCAGTTACTACTTGTGAAATAGGCATAAGGGAGGGTTTAGGATCAAAAATAATAATGCTCAGTATGAAAGAAAGAATTAAAAATACTCCATATGAACATATAGCAATAGATCCATATAATAATTTAAATTATCAACACTATGATGCAACGGAACCAGAAACTGCAGACTATACAGATAAAATGAGATTACAAATGCAAAAAGATTTTGCTGATGAAAAAAATTTTAATTTTTATCATGTTACAGATATTCAATTTATGAATATATTTCACACTCAAAATAAAATATTTGATTTAGTGCATTTTGATGGACCACATATGACTAGAGATATTTTAAGAGAAGCTATTTGGTTTGCTGATAAATCAAGAAAAGGCACAAGATTTGTTTTTGATGATACAAAATTTTTTGATATAGAAACTACAATAAAAGCACTAAGTTACTGGAATTTTGATATACATGAATCTGGAAATAATAAAATTTGTTTACAAAAAACTAAATAATGTTTGATTTTCATACAATAGAGGCAATAAAAAATAAAATTACAAAACAAATAGAGGATGTGAAAGAACATATTTGCTATGGGGTTGAAACTGAATCTCAATTAATGTATGCTCGAGGCAGACTCAGCGGATTAGAAACGCTGCTTCAGGATATTAAAAACCTGCATAAGGAGAATGACGATGGTACAATTGATTAAACCTAAACTTACAGATTTTGGTAATGACCAAAATAAAAAAGAAGAGGTAAAATCACAAATTCCAACAGATCCAAAAGGCATCAAAGAATATCTTGAAATCATACCAAACCCAGTAGGATACCGTATGCTTGTTAGGCCATGGTCTGGCAAAGCAAAAACTAAAGGCGGTGTAATATTAGCAGATGAAACCCAAGATAAAATTCAAATGACAACAGTTGTTGGATTAGTAGTTAAAATGGGTGAAACATGTTATTTAGATAAAGAAAGATTTCCTAATGGGCCTTGGTGTAAGGAAGGAGAATTTGTTGTTTATGGCAGATACTCTGGAAATAGATTTCAAACAAAATACGGTGAACATCGTATTTTAAACGATGATGAAATAATAGGAACTATAGGAAAACCAGAAGATATTCTCCATTTATTTTAAAAGGAGGATAAAATGGCAGAAGTAAAAGACTATAGTGCAGAAGCTCTATTAGCCAAAGAAAAAGAAGTTCCTTTAGATACTGATGACGTAAAAGAAGAAAACGTTGAGGTAAAAGAAGAAACTAAAAAAGAAGAACCTAATCTTAATTTAGGAGATGTAGATCTTGGTTATACAGATCATACCAAACCAACTGATAAAAAAGATGAGCCTAAAATTGAGATAACTGAAGATGAGAAAAAAGAAGTAGAAGTCAAAGAAGAAAAAAAAGAAGAAGAAAAACCAAACCTTCAAGATTCAAGAAGAGATTATCAAAAAAGAATCGATAAACTTGTCTTTCAAAAAAAAGAAGCAGAGAGAAGAGAAAAGGCTGCTCTTGAATTTGCAAAAGGTGTACAAAAAAAATTTGATACTAATCTTAAAAAGCTAGATACTACTGACGAACAGTATTTAAAAGAATTAGATGCTAGAGTAGATGCTCAAAGAGAACAGGTCAAAGTAGCTCTTCAACAAGCTATCGAGAAACAGGACGCTTCAAAAATGATGGAAGCTAATGATAAATTAACACAATTAGCTGTAGAAAAAGAAAAAGCTAGATTGGAGATTAATAATCGAGAAGAAAAAAAGAAACTTGAAGAAGAAAATAAACAACAAAAAAACGTACAAGCTGATACCTCAAACAGCGGAACATCAGAGTCAATGCCACAAATAACTCCAAAAGCTAAGAAGTGGGCTGAGGAGAACTCATGGTTTGGAACTGATGAAGTCATGACTAATGCTGCAATCACAATTCACAATAATATTTCTCAAGAGGGTATTGAAGTAGATAGTGATGAGTATTATAATGAAGTTAATTCAAGACTAAGGAAGTATTTTCCAGATAGTTTTGATGCTGATAAAGACGAGCCAAAAAAAGAGACTCCGAAACCCGTCCAAACGGTAGCCTCTGCTGGTCGAAGTCAACAAGGACGCAGAACTGTGAAACTCACCAAATCACAGGTAGCTATTGCTAAAAGATTAGGGGTGCCACTAGAGGAATACGCTAGATACGTGAAGGAGGATAAATAGTATGAGTACAATTAAGAGAACTTCACGGGAGTCAGATTCAAAAGCTTCAAAAGAAGCAAAGAAACTTTGGACTCCACCATCCAGTTTGGATGCTCCACCTGCTCCGAACGGGTACGCCCATAGATGGATACGTACATCCGTTCAAGGTTTTGAAGATACAGCTAATGTATCTAAAAAATTAAGGGAAGGTTGGGAATTTGTCAAAGCTGATCAAATTAAAGAAGAGATTGGTGAAAACAAATATCCTTTCTATACCGAAGGTAAATATCAGGGGTGTATTGGAATTGGAGGCCTTGTGTTGGCAAGGATACCGGAAGAGATATTAGTTGCCCGTGCTGAGTATTTTAATAAAATTACTCAAGACAGAATGAATGCCGTGGACAACGATCTTATGAAGGAACAACACCCGGATATGCCAATCAATATTGATAGGCAATCCAGAGTGACCTTTGGTGGTAGTCGCAAAAAATAATTTTGCAATTGCTACTGGGTCTTAAACAAACGTTAAAGGAGAACAAATAAATGGCAAACGTAAGTGAAAAGTTTGGTCTAAGACCTTACAGAAAACTAGACGGTACACCATTAGTTGGTGCTCAAAACAGATACACGATTGCTAGTGGTTATGGGACTGCAATTTTCCAAGGAGATTTGGTTGAACCAAAAGGAACTGGAAATATTGAAAAACATGGTGCTAACACATCAGATGCTGTTGTGGGCGTTTTTAACGGATGTTTCTATACAGATCCAACTACTCAAAAGCCAACTTTTAGCAATCACTATCCAGGTGGAATTGCAGCAAGTGATATCACAGCATTCGTTGTTGATGATCCTGATGCAGTTTTCTTGATAGATGCAGATGAGGCTTTCACTAGAGCAGATTTGTATAAGAATTATTCTGTTACAAACACAACTGGTGTAACACAAACAGGAATATCAAAAGCACAGCTTGATGTATCAGTATCAGGAACTGCTACTACTTTCGCTATTCAAGCGATAGATATTAGTCAAGATCCAGATAACTCTGATACGGGTTCAGCTAATGCTAATGTTCTTGTTAGAATCAACAATCACTTCTATAGAAGTGGTACAGGTATAGCGTAATAAGGGAGATAAACTATGGCAATATCACGTTCACAACTAGTTAAAGAACTAGAGCCAGGTTTGAATGCTTTATTCGGCCTGGAATACAACAGATACGAAAATCAACATGCGGAGATTTACGTAACTGAAACATCTGACAGAGCTTTCGAAGAAGAAGTAATGTTAAGTGGTTTCGCTTCTGCACCAACTAAACAAGAGGGTGCTGGAGTAGTTTTTGATCAAGCAGGTGAAACTTTCACAGCAAGATACAATCACGAAACAATCGCTTTAGCATTTGCTATTACTGAAGAAGCAATAGAAGATAACCTATATGACAGACTTGCAGCGAGATACACAAGAGCTCTTGCAAGATCAATGTCTAACACGAAGCAAGTTAAAGCTGCAAACGTGCTTAACCAAGCACAATTTACTGCAGTAACTGGTGGAGACGGGAAGCCTTTAATAGCTTCTGATCACCCACTAGCTACAGGTGGTACATTCTCAAATGTACTAGCAGTAGCAGCAGATCTTAACGAAACTTCATTAGAACAGTCATTAATAGATATCGCAGGATTTGTAGACGAAAGAGGTTTAAAAATCGCTGCTCAAGGTAGAAAAATGATAATTCCAAAAGAATTACAATTTACTGCTGAGAGATTGATGAAATCACCTCAAAGAACTGCAACTGCAGATAACGATATCAATGCAATCGCTTCAATGGGTATGGTACCAGAAGGTTATTCAGTTAATAACTTTTTAACTGATACTGACTCATATTACTTATTGACTGACGTGCCTAACGGATTGAAACATTTTGTTAGATCGCCAATCAAAACTGCGATTGAAGGTGACTTCGATACTGGTAATGTAAGATTTAAAGCTAGAGAAAGATACTCTTTTGGATTTTCTGATCCAAGATGTATTTTTGGTAACGGAAACTTACCAACTAGCTAATACTAATTAAATAGTATTAATATTAAGGGGCGGTGTTCACATCGCCCCTTTTTTTATGTATAATAAAAAGACCTAGATTAAATTATTATGTCGACTGGCTAGGCAGACGGTATAGAGACGACATAATGAAAACGGCTATACACATAGGAGGAAATTATGGCTAAAACAACATTTACGGGTCCAGTAAGATCTCTTAACGGGTTTTTAGGTTCGGGTCCTAATATGGCACAAGCAATAACAGGTACTGTATCTGATAGTGCTAGTGATATAAATAAATACCAAGGTAAAGTATTAACAATTACTGATGCTACTACTGTTTTTAATTTACCGGCTATCGTAAGCACAGCTGATTCTGTTTCATCAGGACCAGGGGGTGACCCAAATTCTGCCAACAATGTCGGAATTATGTATGAGTTTATCATGATTGAAAACCTTACGGGTTCAAATACTGTTACAATAAATGCAGGAACTGCAGCAGGTCATTCATCTGCTGATGTATTTAGAGGAATGGCAATTTACAATAACACAGCCACAGATCCAGGAGCAGTAACAGCATTTAATGGAAGTAACACAGATACTTTAACATTAACTGCAACCACAAAAGGTGGACTTATGGGAGCTCAAATTCAATGTAGAGCAATCTCTGCTTTGAACTGGCAAATAAGTGCACAATTGATTGGTAATGGAACATTTGCTAATCCTTGGAGCTAATAAATAACTAGTGGCTCCTTCGGGAGCCACGAACTATAGGAGAAAAAAATATGTATATGGGTGACGTAAAGTCGAAAACTTTTATCGACACAAATGCTTCTTCTACTACTTTTGTTGCTGTTGCTGCTCAACCAACGACTACGTTTACTTTAGCAAAAACTTCTTTTGGTACGAACACAGCCAGAAAAATTACAGCTACAACTTCGGGATCGGGTGATAGTGGCAAAACGATAACTATTGTCGGAACTGATGAAAATGGAGATGCTCTTACTGAGGTGATTACTTTACCAGGTTCAGCTACGACAACTTCTGGGACAACAGGTGCTTTTTTAACAATAACTTCAGCTACTGTTAGTGCACAACCTGCAGCCAACGTTTCTTTAGGTATGACTGCTGATGTTTTTGGAGGTATTTTTGCAGGAAGAACAAGAGTTAGACAAGCTAACGTAGCATCAGGTGGTGCTATTGGTAGTGTCGAAGTAAGAAACGAAAGTATTACTGGAGATTCTTTATTAACAGTTAGAACAAGTGCAACTGAAGGAAATATAAGCACTATTAACATTCCTCAAGATGGAATTCTTTATAAAAATGGTGCTTTTGTTACTTTTTCAGAGGTAAGTTGTAATTCAGTAACTGTTTATTTTGATGCTTAATTCATATTATGATGATATCTTAGGTTTTAAGCGTGGGGGCGATGTGCAACCACCTAAAACCAAAAAATATTTTAGATCAACTAAATCAGGTGCAGGAATGACTTCTGCTGGAGTTGCAAGGTATAGAAGAGAAAACCCTGGTTCTAAATTAAAAACTGCAGTTACTGGTAAAGTAAAACCAGGTTCAAAAGCTGCTAAAAGACGTAAATCTTTTTGTGCAAGATCAGCAGGACAAATGAAAAAATTTCCAAAAGCTGCAAAAGATCCTAATTCAAGATTAAGACAAGCAAGACGTAGATGGAAATGTTAGACTAAATTTTTTTTTCGTATATAGTTTATATATGGAAACGATAGCCATCGACAGAGACGTTGTTTACGTTAAAGAAAATTTCTTAACAGATAAAGAGTGTAATCAATATTTTAAACTAATAAAAGATATAGGATATTACCCAGAAAATATTGATTGGAAATCAAGAGTGATCGAAATAAACAACGATCCAATAGTAGAAAAAACTCAAAAATTTTTAGAAAAAGAATTTGAATTAAAATTAGTTTTAGATCAAGCACAATTACAAAACCATCATGTTAATTCTTACTGTGGAATGCATACTCACGATCACAACGGTAGAGAAAACACAGAATTTAATAGTTTAATATATTTGAATGATGATTTTGAAGGTGGAGAATTTGTTACTAAAAAAGGTATAAAAATAAAACCCAAAAAAGGAATGTTAACTTTTTTTAATGGAAATAAGGTGTGTCATGGGGTCAATAGGGTTTATTTACGAGATAGAAAGACTATAATATTATGGTGGAAGAAATAAAATTTTATGGCTTATTTAAATGCAAACATACCACCCCTCTATTGTAAAATAAGAAAGGAGTATCTTTATGACATGGAAGAAAATAAAGGACAGTATAGTGACTGTGTTATCTTTAGCATTACTAGTATATCAGGCAGGGCTATCTTATTTAACATCATGCTTCCAAACGGTGCGTGTTATTGGAGACTGCCTATTTCAGCATTTTTCCAAAAACAATTTGACAGAACTGAAGTGCCCGATATGCAAGTACACGAATTGGAATTGTGGAACTGTTTTAGCTACTGGCCTAGTGTTACTTGCTTTGATTGGTTGGATGGTCTAAAAGGAAAATATCTTGGATTAGATAAAAAATTTTATCATGGTAAATATTTATTTACGATTGATTGGGCTCACCCAGATGTTAACATCATCGATACAGAACATTCTGAAATACCTCAAGAACATAAGTGTGCACATATATTGGAGCTTGATAACGGTAATTATGCAGCTCAGCCTAATAATCGTATTCTGTGGCACTGTACTAGTTATACTACTGATGACTCTTGGCCTGACTATAAAGTCCAAACTACCTATTGGGATGCAGAGGACTCTAGCATGGTTACAGAGGACTCTGATAAGATGTTTTATCAAATGGAAAAAATAAAAGATGAAAAAAGAACGTATAAATCCTACAAAGAACATGGTGATGATATATCTTATGAAAATGAAAGGAAAAAATAATGGATAAATATTTATATAAACTATTTGGTTATTTAGATAATTTAGTAAATAAAATAGGAGTTTTGTTTAATGAGGGACACAAGGTTATTGGAAAGTTATTTCAAAAAAGAAAAAGAAAAAAATAAAGTAAAATTGCTACAAAAAACACTACGACAAGAAGTTGACATTGGAGCAAATGGAACGCAATCTTATATTATTAAAAAAGGAATAAACAAAGGTAAAAAACTTGGCTAATAAACCTCTATCAATATCTGAATCGGCAGCCGTTCAAATGCCTATGAAGACGGTTGCTAGTTTAATAGTTATTGTAGCACTCGGTACAATGGGCTATTTTCAAATTGTAGAACGTATCAACATCGCAGACACTAAAATTAAAATTATGGAACAAGATGTTGAACAAAATACAGAGTTTAGAATTAAATGGCCACGGGGCCAAATGGGATCACTTCCCGCAGACTCGGAACAATATATGATGTTGGAAGATCTTTACAAGACTACCGATCGTTTAAATAAACACATTGAGTCAATGGCATTGAACAAAGTAAATATAGAATTTTTAACAAAACAAATGGATAAAGTTTTAGTAGACATAGAAAAATTAAAAGATGCCAATAGAGATCTTGGCTATACAAATGGAAAGTCACAATGATTGAAGCTGTAGTAGGATTACTTATGTTTGTAAACGGAGAGATTAAGGAGGCTCGTTTACAAAGTTCGATGGCTGAATGCTTACGTGGGAAGCGGACGGCTGAACGACAGTATTCAGAAACTGTGTCTTACAAATGTTGGAAAGGTAAAGCAGAATTAGAAGATAATATAGATGGTTCAAAATCAATTAAAAAATTAATTGTAGAATAGGAGTAATATGAATCTTTCACGGAATTTCACTCTCTCAGAACTTATTAAAAGCGACACTGCTATACGTAGGGGTATTAATAATAATCCTAACGCAGAACAAATAGAAAAATTAAAAATGTTATGTGAAAATATTCTCCAACCGGTACGTGATCATTTTGGCAGGGTCAAGGTGACCAGTGGGTTTCGTAGTGTAGAATTATGTCTTGCCATCGGCAGCTCAGCGAACAGCCAACATGCAAAAGCTGAGGCGGCAGATTTCGAATGTCCAGGTGTCGATAATGCTGAATTGTTTGATTGGATTAAATTTAACCTTCATCCAGACCAACTCATCCTCGAGTTCTATACTCCGGGTGAACCTAACAGCGGATGGATTCATGCAAGTTGGATAGAGGGAACGCCAAGAGCTAGTTTTTTACATGCCTTTAGAAAAGATGGCAAAACACAATACAAACCTGTTTTAGGTAAAGCAAAGGAGTTAATATAATATGGCAATATCACGATCACAAATGCCTAAGCAAATCGAAGGCAAATTAAGAGGTGCTAGGGATGAAAAAAAGAAAAAAAAGAGAGTTATTGCATCTATAAAAAGAAAAAAAAGCTTATTATTCAAAGCATAGACTGTAAGTAAAAGAAATGTTATAATTCTTTACTATGACAAAATTATGCCCAAGAGGTAAAGCTGCAGCGAAAAGAAAATTTCGAGTTTATCCTTCAGCATATGCTAACGCATATGCAAGTAAAATTTGTGCAGGTAAAATTAAAGATCCATCTGGTGTAAAAAGAAAAGATTTTAAAGGTCCTAAACCTGCAGGTAAAGTTAACGGTGGAGAAGCAAAAATTAAAAAAGTTGCAGGTGCTTTACATAAAGCTTCGAAACTTCATAAAGCACAAGCTAAATCATTAGACTCTGTTATAAAAACAAACAAAGGTGCATTTGCTCAGAAACTTGAACCTTATAATGGTAGCTATATTAAAGGAAATTTAGCTGGTCATGAAGTGTCTAACGATAGTTTATCAAATTACTATAAAGGTATGTTAGATGACTAAAAAAAAGAAAAAAGGATATCAAACAGCAGAAGAGTTAGTTGGAAGTGGTAAAAAAGAAAAAATTTTTGATAATCCTTTTGATGCTAGAAAAGCTGGAGATGACGAAGACAGAGCAGATTTTAGAGATGCAAAAAAAATAGAGGCTAAAGGATTAAGAGATGGAGGCATGTGCCGTGGAGCAGGAGCAGCGATAAGAGGTACAAAATTTAAAGGTGTATTCTAATGGGCAAAAAAACCTCTGTACCAGATTATCTAAAAAAAACATTAAGAGGCACAACTATTGGAGGTGGTGTAGACTTATATGATGATCCTGATGTTTCTGTGCCTAAAGCAACTTTAAGTATAAAAAAAGGTACAACAACTATTTCAGGTGGTGCTGAAAAACCTTTTTTAAAAAAAGAAAAAGGTAATGTTTCTAGCACACTTTCATTAGGTATTACTAAAGAGGGGAAAAATTCTTTATTTACTTTAGAAGGAAGTAAAACAGGAAAAAGAAAGAATATAGGTTTTAGTTTTTCAAAATCATTTAAATCAGGGGGATTAAAAAAATGGTTCGATCAAAAATGGGTAGATATTGGGAGCAAACGAAAAGATGGTTCATACGCACCATGTGGTCGTTCAAAATTAGCAGCGGATCAAAAACGGAAGTATCCAAAATGCGTCCCTGCTGCCAAAGCAGCGAGGATGACAGAATCCCAGAGGAAGAGTGCCGTTGCAAGGAAAAGAGCTAAGGCTCAAGGTGTTGGTGGTAAACCAACAAATGTAAGCACCTTTACCAAAAAGTATTATGGTGGTATGATAAAAATTAAAGGATAATTATGTCAGAAAAACTATCAGATAAATTAAAAAACTTATTTGCAAAAAATAGAGGTGCACCTCCGGCAGGAGCTTATCCAAAGATGTCTGAATTTAAAGCATATAAAGCGGGTCAAAAATTTGCTAATAAAAAAATACCTAGTAAATCTAAAGCATTAATTACTGCAAAAACAGCAAAAAATTTAAGAAGACTAGCAACTTTAAGTCAATTAAGAGGAGCAGCTATACCTGCAGGTATAATCTATTTTGGTGGATCTACAGCTTATAAAATAGCTACTGCACCACCAGAAACTAAAGCAAAGATAAAAAAACTAAAAACTAAATTAAGTAAAACAAGCACAAAAGATTATCATGCTGATCTTTTAAAAATGAAAGTAGGAGGAGATACAATGTTAAAGAACCCCAAAAAAGCTGATTTAGATAAAGATGGCAAATTATCTAGTTATGAGAAAAAAAGAGGAAAAGCCATCGAAGCTAATATGAAAGCTAAAAAAGGTAAAATGATGAAAGCTAAATCAGGTGATATGGCTAAAATAAATAAAGTAGTCAAAGGTTTAAACAAAGCTTCTAAGTTACATCAAGCTCAAGCTAAAAGTTTAAAAACAATCAAAGCTAATGTCGGTATGGCTGCTGAAAGAGTTAGAGATAAAGAAAAATCTAAAGAAAAAAAAGATACTATAATTAAGTTTAGATCAGGTAAAAAATTTGAAAAGAAAGGCCCAGTTCAAAAAGTTAACATAACAAAAGCATCTATGGGAATGGAAGCTAAATCAACTAGAGGTTATGGTGCAGCTAGAACTTCTGGCATGGGTTTACAAGATGAACAATTAATACCAGGAAAATCTTTAGACTATTATAAAGATTTAATGTAATGAATTATGGCTACATCGGGAACATCATCATTCGATTTAAATATCGATGAAATTATTGAAGAAGCATACGAAAGATGTGGTATGCGAACTAATAGTGGCCATGATTTACGTAGTGCAAGAAGAAGTTTAAATCTTTTATTTTCGGAGTGGGGAAATAGAGGTGTTCATCTTTGGAAAGTGTCTTTAAATGAAGTAGCACTAGTAGCAGGAACTGCACAATACGCTGTTAACGAAAATGTTAACGATGTGCTAGAAGCTTATATTTCAACAACAGCTGCAGCTAGTAATACTTCATCAACTCAAGATATATCTTTGACAAAAATAGATAGGTCTGCCTACGCTGCACTTCCAAATAAATTAGAAACAGGACAGCCCTCTCAATATTTTGTTGATAGACAAACGACTCCTCAAATTTTTTTGTATTTAGCACCTGATGCATCTACTTTTAAAACATTAAAATTTTACACAATAGATAGAATTCAAGACTCAGGTATATATTCAAATCAAGCTGATGTTGTATATAGATTTTTACCATGTATGTGTTCAGGCCTTGCATATTATTTATCTGTAAAAAAAGCTCCTGATAGAATTCAATTATTAAAACAACTTTATGAGGATGAACTATTAAGAGCTTTAAACGAAGATGGCCAAAGAGCATCTGTTTATATTTCGCCTCAAACTTATTTTGGAGATGGAGTATAATGAGTTTTGCATCTGGTAAAAGATCAAAAGCAATTTCTGACAGATCAGGGATGGAATATCCTTATAGAGAAATGATTAAGGAGTGGAACGGATCGTTAGTGCACATTTCTGAATTTGAACCAAAACATCCTCAACTTGATCCTCCATACCATAAAGCAGATGCAATTGCTTTGAAAAATCCAAGAGTAATGAAATTTCAACAACCCACTCAAGAATTTGCGAACGATCAAACTATTTCAGATTCGGGAGGTACTAGAGTGGGAGTTGCTAATTTATCTTTACCTGGAGATTTTGCTTTTAAAACACAAGAGTTTAATGTGACATCAAACGGTATAACTACTACAATACATAGTATGTTCCCTGAAGACCCATCGTTACAAAATAGAAGAAGAGAAATGTTAAGTAATATTGGAACTGTGGGGGTTAGTATTTCATAATGTCAATTACACACGCAAATTTTTTAACTCAAGTCAGAAATTATACAGAAGTAGATAGCAATGTTTTAACAGATGCGATAATACAAGATTTTATAAGATCTGTAGAGTTAGATGTAGCAGGTAAAGTAGATTATGATGATTTAAGAAAATATGTTACTTCAACTTTTACTGCAGGAAATAGAGCTGTAACTTTACCTGGTGATGTCATAATTATAAGATCTGTTGAACACATAGATTCTTCAGGAAATAGAACTTTTTTGGAAAAAAGAGATATAAGTTTTATATCAGAATTTAATGGGACAGGTAGACAAGGCACACCACAATACTATGCTAATTTTGATGATTTTAACATATTAGTGGCTCCCATACCTCCAGCTGCAGATACAGTTCAAGTAAACTACATAAAGGATGCTCCTAACTTTACCTCCACAAATAATACATTTTTATCTACTTATCAGGAGTCTATGTTATTACATGGTGTCCTTGCTGAAGCTTTTAGATTTTTAAAAGGACCTGACAATCTATACAATTTATATAATTCAAAGTATAATGAAGAAGTACAAAATTTTGCCCTACAACAAATGGGTAGAAGAAGACGAGGAGAATATACAGACGGAGTTCCTAGAATAAAAGTCGATTCTCCGAGTCCTTAATTAAAGGAGAACAATTATGGCTATAACAACAAACGCTATCTGTGATAGTTTTAAAAAAGAATTATTACAAGGTAAGCATGATTTCGATACATCGTCTGATACATATAAATTAGCGATGTTTACAAATTCTGCAACTTTAGGTAAATCAACTACAAATTATACAACTGGTAACGAAGTTTCATCACCGTCAGGATATACTGCAGGTGGAAAAGCTTTAGTAAACCAAGGTGTAAAAGTTTCATCTTCAGTAGCGATTACTGATTTTGCTGACTTATCTTTTGTAGGAGTTACATTAACTGCAAGAGGAGCATTAATCTATAATACAACAACTGATGGTGGTTCTAATACTACTGATGCAGTTGCTGTGTTGGATTTTGGTGGAGATAAAACTGCAACTGCAGGAACATTTACAATTCAATTTCCTGCATTCACAACCTCTGCTGCAATCTTAAGACTTGCATAAGGAATATAATGAATGTCAAATACATGGGGTGCACTTAGTTGGGGAGTAGGCTCTTGGGGAACTGGGGGCGATCAAACTTTTGCGGTAACAGGTATAAGTGCATCCTTTAGTATTGGCTCACAATCAGTAACTGGCGAAATAAACTCAGGATGGGGTCGTCAAGAATGGGGCAACTCAGCTTGGGGAGAGGCTTTTTCAGTATCAGCTACAGGACAATCAATTACATCAATTGTTGGATCTACAACAGCTTTTACAGATTTTACTGCGGTAGTCAGTGGTATTCAATCTAGTTTTAGTATTGCTAATATTGCCATACAAATTGATGGAAACATATTTGTTACTGCTGCTGAAGATCAACTAGATTTTACAATTGGTAGTGTAACCACTACTGCAAATGCTAATGTATCTGTTACAGGAATTTCATTAACAGGTAGTATAGGTCAAGTAGTTCCTGAGCCTAAATTTATTGAGGAAGTTACTGGAAATCAAGCAAGTTTCAGTTTAGGCACAATTACCCTTATCCAATCGACAAATGAATCTGTAAGTGGTCAAAGTATAACTACTAGTATTGGAAACGAAAGTCAGGAATCAATATATTCTGTAACAGGATCGACAATGACAGGTTCTATTGGCTCTGTTACAGTAACTGGAGTGGCTAATATTGATGTAACGGGCATACAAATGACTGCCTCTGTAGGAAGTCCAAATATAACTGCTTGGCAAGAAGTAAATCTAGGTGTAAGTAATACTTGGACAGAGGTTGATTTAGCGGCATAGAAAATATATAATAAGATTATTTAAGGAGAAATTTTTATGACATCTAGTTTTTCAAGTGATCTAAAACTCGAGCTAATGGTAACTGGTGAAAATGCCGGTACATGGGGAGATAAAACAAACAATAATTTAAATTTAGTTCAACAAGCAGTCGCTGGATTTGAACAAGTTACGCTTTCAAGTGGTGGAACTTTAGCTTTAGCAATGACTGACGGAACTATATCGAATGCAAGAAATTTAGTTATTAAATTCGCTACTGCATCTATAGCGTCTAGCACAGTCTGTACTATCCCAGACAGTATTGAAAAATTTTATATATTTGATTGTACAGGTTTAACTAACCCATCTAATTTAACAATCAAAACAGCTTCAGGAACAGGTTTTTCTCCTGACAGAGCAGCAATTTTTGCAGCATATGCTGACGGAACAAATCTTAAAGAAATTTCTTTAGATACTTTAGGCGGAACTGTTGCAGCTGCAAATTTAACTGGAACTATAAGCACTTCACAAATTGCAGATGATGCAGTTACTTTTGCAAAAATGCAAGACACAACTACTGCTAATAGAGTTTTAGGAGCTGTCTCTGCGGGAACAATTGGTGAAGTTCAAGTACAAACAGATATGATAGCAGATGATGCGGTTAGTGCGGATAAATTAGCTAACACAAGTGTTTCTGCAGGATCATTTACTTCAGCATCCATAACTGTTGATGCTCAAGGAAGAATTACTGCTGCATCGTCTGGTTCAGCAGGAGATACAAATATTTTCCCTATGTGGATAAATGAAACAGGAACTTATACGGCAAACGCTAGTGCAACAAAAATTTTTGTATATGCGGTTGGCGGAGGCGGTGGCGGAGGTGGAAATTTCCCTGGTCCCGCAGGAGGGCCTGGAGGAAATGCTGGAGGTGGAATAGCCAGAATTCCAGTTACTGCACCGTATGCTGTACCAGTGGTTACGGGAGCTGGAGGAAATGCCGGAGGAAATCAACAGGTAGGAGGTGCTGGTGGATCAACAACTGTTGATACTAATGCAGTAGTCGCAAATGGTGGATCCGGTGGACAGGTATCAAATAATGCTCCTCAACCAGCTACTAACGGTAATTTTGGTGTGGCTGGTAATGCAGTTTCTATCAAAGATTATACGCCTATTGGCGAACCAGCTTTTGTACAACTATTTAATGTTCCTCAAAATTCAGATAATAACGCTGGTGAAAGAGGAAGCGGTGGTCACGGAGGAACTCCAGGACAAACAGGAGAAGCAGGAGGCCCTGGAAGGTTAGTTATATTTGAAAATGTTGTTGGAGGATAATATTTTATATTTTTATGGCTAAAGTTTATTTTCAAAAAGGTAATATTTCAGAATCTGGAATTGTAGGCATGTTTCTTAATGAAGCACAATTTACAGAAATAAAATCTATAGAATATTTATCTCATTATGAAGTTAAAGAATTTTCTGATGATGACTATAATAATTTTTATACTGGTAAAAAAAGAATATCAGTAAGTGATGAGGGTGTAATATCAGCTTTAGATAATGCAGTTGACCCTGAAAATACTATTGAAGAGGATTTTAAAAAAATTTTGAATATGTATCTTGGTAATCTTGAAGATTTTGTTTTTCAATATCCTAATCATTCAAAAACACCTGAAATTAGAAATTGTATTCAGTTTGGTAAAAATATAGATTACAGCTCTTTGACATTTCCTAATAAACACCCGTTTGTATATTTAGCTGATAATAATGCATATATAATTTTATCTTATATATAATTATTGTACTAATTTTTATTTTTTGATATGTAGATTAAATGAATCTAATTAAATTTTCTGCACCTAAAGAATTAGAAAATTTTTTAGATGGTGTTTATCCAGTACCTATAAAAACTAATTTACCTCTTTGGTATAAAAAATTAGAACACACAGTCCAAAATCAAACAATTAAGGGATGTAGACCTTTTTTAGATAGCATAACAGCAGGGTACCTTTTAAAAATGCCTCAAGATTTATATTTAAAACATAACGTTTGGAATGAAAAAATTAATGCTTATGATTCTTATTTCAAATATGCACTTCCTGACGAAAGTATGGGTAAGTATAACCTTAACACTTGGCATAAACAATATCATAAAAAAGAACAGTTAGAAGGTGCTCCACAAGTAAAAAAAAATAGTAATCTACCAATATACAAAATTTTAAACCCTTATCACATTAAAACACCTCCAGGTTATTCTTGTTTATTTACTGCACCATTTAATAATAGAGACGATAGGTTCGAAGTATTTACTGGTATTGTAGACACAGATAAACATGATATAGAAGTTAATTTTCCTTTTGTCATAAACTCAGATAAGTATCCAAACTTAGAAACAACAATAGAGAGAGGTACACCTTATGTACAAATAATTCCCTTTAAAAGAGAGGACTGGAAAATGACTCTTGAATTTGAAAATAGATATAGTAAAACTGCTCATCTTCTACAAAACGTAAAAAGAAAATTAATTAATAATTATAGAAATTTTTATTGGACTAAAAAAAAATGGATGTAAAAGATTTTATTCAAGTTTATGATAACTTTTTGCAACCTAAGGTAATAAGTAGTTTGTTAAAATGGTTGAACACACAAGATTTTCAAGAAGCAACTGTAGTAGGCGGTTTAAGAAAAGATATCAGATCAGCAGCAACAAAAAATATCTGGAGAGATCCTAAGAGCTTAACTAATACACATTGGTGTAATTATTTAGCTAATAAATTTACTTTATTGGTAAGAAAGTACGATCAACAAAACTCCTACGGATCTAGTTGTACTTTAGTTAATGAATTACAAGCTTTAAAATATGAAGAGGGTGATTATTATGTGCCTCATACCGATAACGCCACAAATTTTCATAGAACACTAAGTGTTATTTTAATTTTAAATGATGATTATGAGGGTGGTAGTTTAGTTTTTAAATGTACAAAAAAAGATAACACAATTCTAGAAGTTCCAAGAAAATCAGGGCGTGTAATTCTTTTTCCGTCTAATTTTTTATTTCCCCACGCAGTTCAAAAAATTACGAAAGGTTGTAGGTATTCAATAGTAGCATGGATAAAGTAAATAATTTTAAATATAAAATAATTAGAAATTTTTTATCAGAAGATGAAATAAAAGTTTATGGAGCTTATGCCAGATTGCAACATGAGCATAACGTTAATTATTTTGATGAAGGTGGAAATAATAATGGCGATACCGCTTTTTATAAAGATGATTTATTTAATTTTTTACAAAATGATAAACATAAAATAATTGAAGAGGCTACTGGTTGCAAATTGCTATACACTTATAATTATTGGAGATGTTACACTTTTAATGCAGAATTATTTAAACATAAAGATCGTCCCTCATGTGAATTTACAGCAACTTTGACTATAGACTCAGACGGCACCGATTGGCCTATACATGTAGAAGACAAAAAATTTCATTTAAAAAAAGGTGATATAGTAGTATATAAGGGATGTGATTTAGATCATTGGAGAGAGGCTTTTAAGGGAGATTATCAAATACAATTATTTTTACATTTTGTTGATGCAAATGGTAAATTTGCTCATTTAGAAAATGATAAAGGTAAAGTAAGGCATAAATAATGAAAATAACACAAAATGAATCAACAGGCGATGCTTGGATTAAATTTTCAGATCAAGAAATTAAAACAATTAATCAAAAAAAGGAACTTACTATTTCTGTAAAAGAAATGGGGCCTTTTGCTAAACAACTTATGCATATAGCTATGTTACTTTATCAAAAATATGACAATGTGCTTGAAAAAGAAGAAAAAGAAAATCCTAATTTCAAACCTGATAAACCACGTATTTAACAAGATATAAATTAATGTTATAATACCCTATGCCATTAACAAATGTACAAATAGCCCCTGGATTTAATAAACAAGTCACTGAGACTGGAGCAGAGGGTCAATGGGTAGATGGTGATTTTGTAAGATTTAGATACGGACTTCCAGAAAAAATAGGTGGATGGCAACAAATTGTTGATAAGACATTAGTGGGTGCAGCAAGAGAACAATTTATTTGGGCAGACTTGGATGGAAGAAGATATGCTGCAATAGGAACTAACAAATTATTGGTAGTTTATTATGAAGATGCTTTTTACGATATTACACCTTTGGATACTGCAATAACTGGTTGTACTTTTACTACTGCAAATACTTCAGCTACTGTAACAGTTAATAAACCAGCACATAATTTAGAACCTGGAGATTTATTTACTTTTACAAGTGTTACGCCTCCTACTGGAGCTGGGTATTCTACAGCAGATTTTGAAACTAATACTTTTCAAGTAATTACCGTACCAACAAGTGATACATTTACAATTACAATGGCATCAGCTGCAGGAACTACTGTATCTGCAAATGGATCAGCTGTAGTAAATCCTTATGTAAAGGTCGGATCTTTGAGTCAGACTTATGGATTTGGTTGGGGCACTGCCTTATGGGGTGGTGGCCAACAAGTTTTTTCTACTCTTAATGGTTCATTAAACGATGATACTGCAGGAACTGGTGGTGCAGGAACTTCAATAACTCTTGCGTCTACCTCTGGATTTCCAACATCAGGAACAATTAAAGTTGGGAATGAATTCATATCTTATACAGGAACTACTTCTACACAATTAACTGGAATTACAAGAGGAGTAGCGGGAACAAGATCTGCACACTCAAGTGGGGCAGGTGTTGAATATTACACTGCATGGGGTGAAGCTTCGTTATCACAATCTTTATCTATTGACCCAGCTTCTTGGTCTTTAGATAATTTTGGTCAACAGTTGATTGCTACAATAAAAAATGGTGAATCTTTTTCTTGGAATCCTGTTAATGCTGATCCTAACGCATTAGCAACAAGAGCAGTAAAAATTTCTAATGCTCCAACAGCATCAGTAATGTCATTAGTTTCTGATAGAGATAGACATTTATTTATGTTAGGTACGGAAACTACTATAGGAACACAGAGCACTCAAGATAAACTATTTATAAGATTTTCAGATCAAGAAGATATAACTGACTATACACCAACTTCTGTTAATACATCAGGTTTTTTTAGATTAGATTCAGGCACAAAAATTGTAGGAGCAGTTAAGGGTAAAGATTATACTTTTGTTTTAACAAACACTGCTGCGTATGTAATACAATTTGTTGGTCCTCCTTTTATATTTTCTGTTAGACAAGTAGGATCAAATTGTGGTGCGATAGGCCAACACTCAATTAAATATGTAAATGGTGCCGTGTACTGGATGGGTGAAGCAGGTGGTTTTTTTGTTTATGATGGTACAGTAAAAGCTTTACCTTGTTTAGTAGAAGATTTTGTATTCACAACAAAAGGCAGTAATTTAGGAATTAATTATCAAAACGGTGAATCTGTTTACGCAGGTCTTTATACTTTGTATGAAGAAATTGTTTGGTTTTATCCTAAATCAGGAAGTGATTTTGTTGATAGGTGTGTAACTTATAATTATCAAAGTGGTACCTGGACTACTGGATCTTTAGCTAGGACTACATACCAAGATGCAAATTTATATGATAATCCTTACGCAACTGAGTTTAATTCAACAGGTGTACCTACTTTTCCTACGGTGCAAGGTATAACTAATATAAATGGAGCTTCTGTTTTTTATGAGCATGAAGTTGGTAATAATCAGGTAGATGCATCAGGTAATAAAACTGCTATACCAGCATTTATTCAGTCAGGAGATTTTGATTTATCACAAGGAGGAGATGGTGAGTTTTTTATGAGTGTGAGAAGATTTATACCTGATTTTAAAGTATTAACTGGAGATGCACAAGTTACTATTAACTTAAGAAGATTTCCTGCAGCTAGTTCAGCCTCTTCGCCTCTTGGCCCATTTACTATAAATAGCTCGACTGAAAAAGTCGATACTAGAGCTCGATCTAGATTTGCTAGTATAAAAGTAGCAAATACCTCTACTGATCAAAGTTGGAGATATGGTACTTTTAGAGCTGATGTTCAACCAGATGGAATGAGATAATGGCAAGAGTAGATATCGTTATTCCGGAACCTGCACCAGAATATACAGAAGAAAACCAACGACAAATAAATCAGTCTTTACGAACCATGCAAGATAAGTTAAACACTTCATATCAACAAGAATTAAAAAATGAACAAGACACTTTTAATTGGTTTTTAACATGACTATCCAATATAAAAATGCAGGTATAAATTTAAGTACAACAAATACAACATCTGTATTGACTTCTCCGTCTGGTGCAAGATGTTTGGTAAAACAAATTCAAATAGATAACTCATCTTCTAGTCCAGTTAATTTATCTGTGCAGGTAACTGATAGTTCTGCTTCAAGCACGTTTGCAATTCATAGAAAATCAATACCCGCAAATTCTATTGAAAATATTATATCCCAAACATTAGTTTTAGAAGAAAGTGATATTTTAAAAATGACTGCTGGAACTGCTAACGAAATTCAAGGTATAATTAGTTATGCACAAATAGACAGATCACAAGAAAATGGCTAGACATATTCTTTTTAAGGACGAAATTATAATTGATAAACTTATAGATACTAAGCTCCAAAGTAAAATTTTAAATTGCCTTGAAGATGAAAAAAAAAATGAAAAAGGCAGAAGACTTTCAAACGTAGGTGGTTTTCAAACAGATTTAATTTTTGATGAATATATATGTAGTACTTTATTACAAAAAGTTTCAACTTTACTTGTTAATGAATATGGTCTTAAAAATTTAAAAATACGATTAGATTCTTTATGGATAAATGAAAATAAAAAAAATGATTTCAATGCTCCACACAATCATCCTAAATCTAATTTTTCGGGAGTCTATTATATTTCAGAATCACAAAAAGGTGGAGAGTTATTATTCTTACGAAATGATACCTCTGTAATTCATACTCATAACGTTGATTTTATACAAACAGAAAGTTTTTTTGCTAGTGTATATTTTAAACCTGAAAAATATAAGTTAATAATTTTTCCATCTCATCTAACACATATGGTGCAGCCACATACAGAAGAAGGAAAAAGAGTATCTGTATCATTTAATATAAATTTACACAAAAAATAATTATGGCTAGACAAAAATTTGTACATTACGTTCCAAGACCAAAACCAAGAAAAAGACCAAGAAGACATAAAAAAAGACTTTCAAAATCAGAAAAAAGAAGTTATAAGAAATACAATCGTCAAGGAAGATAATGAGTAATTTACCTAAAATACCAGCTGAAGCCAAAGAAATAATTAAACATAAAAGAACAGGAAAAATTTATGCTAGTAAAACTGAGTTTGATGCTGATGTAGCCGATCCAAATACTGATACAAAAGCAGATGACTTTAGGCAAGATTTAGAAATAAAAGTAACTAGAGTTAATATTGAAGCATTTACAAAAAAATAATGGAAGCTAGAGGTGCAACTGAAATACAGCATGAGCTGTTAGAAAAATATGTTAGTAAAGAATTATTGGATAAAGTACAAATATGTACTTCAATACCAGGCAAAGTACCGTTAGACCCAAATAAAATAAATATACTTTGGCAAAAGAATTCTTACGATCAAGGTAATTTACATTCTTTTTTTACAGATAAGACAAGATTTGATGAGTATGATTGGTATGTATTTAATAGTCATTGGAACTATGAAAAGTTTAGATATTTTTTTTCTATTCCTGAAGATAAGTGTATAGTAATAAAAAATGGAACTGACAATTTTCCAAAAAGAAAAAAATATCACAAAGGTGACCCAATAAAAATAATTCATCACTGCACTCCTTGGCGAGGTTTAAATGTTTTATTATTAGCTATGCAAATGTTAAAAAATGAAAACATTACTTTAGATGTTTACAGTTCATGTAAAGTTTATGGTAGTGAATTTGCAGATGGACATGAGGTGGCTTTTAAAGATATTTATAAACAAGCCGAAAATTTACCAAACGTTAATTACATAGGGCACAAAACAAATGAATACATATTAGAAAATATTTGTAATTACGATTTATTTGTTTATCCCTCTATATTCGAAGAAACTTTTTGCGTGTCTGCCTTAGAAGCATTAGCATCAGGTTTGCACGTTATTACCACTAATTTTGGAGCATTACCTGAAACGTGTTCTGAGTGGCCAGTCTATGTAAATTTTACTAAAAATCATGAATTGTTAGCAGAATCTTTTGCACATGCAATTGATGCATCTGCTATATATTTGCATGAAGAGGGAATGCAAAAATATTTAGACGAACAACAAAAATTTTTTAAAAGATTTTATAGTTGGGATAGAAAAGGTTCAGAATGGACTAACTTTCTCACAGGAGCTATAAATGTCAAACGATAAATATATTAATGAAGATACATATCAAACCCTACACGATACTAGAATAGAGCCACAATCAGATTTTGAAAAAGCTACTAAAGTTTTATGGAAAAAAAAACCAGACTCAAAAGTTAAAATTGAAAAATCACCACATAGAATATTTTTAGGTACACCTGTGCATAGTGATGTATCCATACATTACACACAAGCTTTACTAGAGTTTCAACAAGAATGTTTTAAAAAAAAAATAAAAGTAAGGTTTCAATTAATGAAATCTTCACTTGTTACTCAAGGTAGAAATTTATGTGTGGCTGGTTTTTTAGAATCTAATGATACTCATTTATTGTTTATTGACTCTGATATTTATTTTCAGGCAAAATCTATTTTTACGATGTTAGAAGCGGACAAAGATATTATTTCAGTACCATATCCATTGAAAACTTTAATGTGGGATAAAACATTTAGAAAAATGAAAGATGGTAAAATAAAAACTCCTGACGATATTAGAAAAACTTTACATACATATCCTATGAAAGTGCCAGATCCACAAAATATTAACGTGGAGAAAGGTGTAATGGAAGTTACTGATTCTCCAACTGGATGTATGTTAATAAAGAGAAGAGTTATCGAAAAGATGATAGAAAAATATCCAGACAAAAAAATTGTGCAAAAAACTATTATTAATGGAAAATATGTTGAAAAACCTAATATGTGGAATTTTTTTGACACTTATCATGACCCTGTAGAAAAAACATTTTCTGGTGAAGATTTTGCATTTTGTAAATTATGGAGAGACATAGGTGGTAAATGTCACGCCTATATAAATGATTCAATAGTCCATGTAGGAGAACACCAGTATCAGGGAAGATTTTACGATGAGTTGATACTGCCTAAGTAATTTGGTAATATATGCTATAATTAGGAAATTAGTATATGGATCCATTTACATTAGCATTAGCCACATTTGGCGTACAAAAACTTAGAGGAAAATCAACTAAAAGAGCATTAAGAGATGCAGCCATTTTTGGTGGAGGAGCACAGGTTCTTGGTATGAGTGGCTTAGGAGGTATAACTCCGTTTGGTTCTCGAGGTATACCTTTATCAATGCAGGGCTTAGGACAAACAACAGCAGGTAGAGGAATTTCATCATTGGTTGGTGCACCTAAATTAACAGAAGCTGAAGCAGTAAAAAAATTAGGAGAAGGTGCTTCTGAAGCACAAATAGCAAAAGCGATGAAAGGTTCTGGTTTTAGAGGCTTAGATACTAGTGGTAAAATTTTTGCAGCATCTGCTATACTACCTTTACTTGAAGGTGCAGTAGAAGACAAACCACTTTTTTCTGAAGAAGATTATAAAAAAGCTTATGAAGAGCAGTCAAAAAATATTGAAGGTGGATTTCAACCCGCAACAAATGTAACACCAACAATAAGTGAAACATTTGGTTCAAATATGTTTTATGCAAATCAAGGTGGTCTTGCTACTGCAATACCAAAATATAATAAGGGTGGTGTAAATTATCTTCCATCTAAAATTGATCATAATGAAAATGATGTAAATAATTATGTAAGAGCTGAAGGGTATGTTGAAGATGGTGCCGGTGTTGGAGATAAGGATGAAGACACGATGTTAGCACAATTGGCTGATGGAGAATTTGTTTCAAGAGCTGATGCAGTTTTAGGAGCAGGTATTTTATCAGGAGCAGATCCAAAAAATTTTAAGAGTATGAGAAAAGCTGGTGCAGATTTTTTTTATGATCAGCAAAAAAAATTTAAAAGAATATACGACATAACAAATGCAGCTAAACAAAATTAAAATAGAAAAGAAAGTAGAGATACTTGAAGTCTTTCCAACTGTGGTTGACGAATATTGGAGTCTTGTAGATTTTATGTTAAGAGAGGGTTTAAAATACGATGGTGACCCTATGAGTATTAATGAACTAAAAAAAATAATTAAAAATGGTGAAATGCAATTATTTATTTTTTTTGGTTCTGATGATGGTAAGCAGTATAAAGTTTTTGGTGTTTGTGTAACACGAATCACGGCTCTTCCTAATTTTAATCAATGTGAAGTAATTTTATTAAAAGGTGAAAAGAGAGAATTGTGGCAAGATGAACTTGCTGATACAATAGAAAGTCTTGCTAAAAAAACTAATTGTAAAAGAATAGCTGTTCACGCAAGACCAGGTTGGCAACCTTTTTTAAAGACAAAAGGTTGGAATGTAAAAAGATATTTATACACAAAGGAGATTAAATAATGAGTTTTATATTTGGTGGCGGAGGTAGTGGTGGTGGCCAAACCACTACAGGATCAAGTGTTGTAACACAAAGAGAAGCTCCAGGAGTAGAAGCTAGAAAATTATCCTTATATGATCAAGCCGCTAAATTAGCAGCTCAACCTGTTTCTTTACCAGCTATACAGGTAGCTCCTATATCTGGAATTGAACAAGCTGCAATTACACAAGCAGGTCAAACAGGTGTTGGTGCAGGAACTGTGGGACAAGGAATAACTGCCTTACAAGGTGCACAAGCAGCTCCAAATATTTCACAATTTTTAAATCCTTTTCAATCATTTGTAACTGATGAAATTACAAGACAAGCTCAAATAGCAACAAACAGATTAGGTGCACAAGCTGTGGGAGCAGGTGCATTTGGTGGGGCAAGACAAGGGATTGCAGAAGCAGAAATAGAAAGAGCAAGATTAGCTAATATTGGTCAAGCACAAGCTCAAGGTTTTCAAACTGCATTAGGAGCAGCTCAAGCAGAAAGAGCTAGACAATTAGCTAGTGGTCAGGCTTTAGGTCAATTAGGTGCACAACAACAAGCAATGTCTCTTGCTGATATTCAAGCACAAATGCAAGTTGGTGGTGTTCAAAGAGGAATAGGACAAGCTGCTTTGAATGCTCAAAGACAGACTGCTTTACAAAGAGCTTATGAGCCTTTCCAAAGAATAGAATTTTTAAAAGGTATTATGACTAACTTACCAACAACACAGAGTACACTTACAGCAACCACGGCTCCCGGTGCTAACCCAGTTGGACAAGCATTAGGTGCAGGATTAGGTGCATACTCTGCTTACAACTTAATGCAGCCGAGGTAATATGGATAAAGTTTTAACAAGAAAATTATTTAAGGATAGATATTTTAAATATAATAAACCAAAACATTTTAATTCTGGTGGAATTGCTAATATACAACATTTTCAAGAAGGTGGACTTTCAAGAAGAGAGAAAGCTATAATAGCAGCACAATTTGCAGCTCCTTTATTACAAGCTACAAAAAGACCAGGTGAAAGTTCTTTAGCAGGAACTTTAAGAGCTGTGGGTCAAGGTGTTGAAAAATTACCGGCTACGTTGATTGCTTTAGAAAAAGCAAAACCTAAACAGGCAGCAAGGTTGTTAACTAATGCTGAATTAAAAGCAGCTAAGTTACCTCCAGGAACTTCTGCACAAATAGATTCAGAGGGTAAAATTAATGTAATAAGTAAACCAAGTGCGGATGCTTTAAAGAGTGCTAGAGGTGCAAAAGAAATCAAAGCTATTTTAGGTGATGTTGCAAAAAATTATATTGAATTAGATAAACCTGTAGGTCCTTTATCTTACAGAACTATTGCTCCTATAACAAATGTATTAGGAACAAAAGATGCAAGAAAATTTGCAGAATTAAAAGCTGATATTCAAAAGACTACTTCATTTTTAGGTAAAGCAATTTCTGGAGCTGCAGTTTCTGAGCAAGAAGCAGAAAGATTAAAAAGAATGATTCCACAATTAGGAGATACTGAGGTTACTTTTGAAGGTAAGATGAAAGCCTTAAATAAATACATGGATCAAACAATAGCTTTAGCAGAAGACACAAATGCAGAGTTTTTTGATGCTATGAAAATAATGGATAATTCTGGTGCTACTGAGCTAATTACTTTTGATTTAGCTAAAGATATTAAATTTAGAAGAGTTGGTGATACTATTGATTTAACAGCTGGAGGATCTTAATGGCTGACATAGTAATTTCAGGACAAAAATTTAAAATAGCTGGAGAACAACCTACAGCCCAAGAGCAACTAGCTATAGATACATTTTTAGGTGCAAGAAATTATGAAGATGAAAAAACAGGTTCATCTATTTTAGATAATGATGAATTTATAATTACACCTGAGGATGTATTAACAGAAGCACAAAAAGGAAAATACAATCAAGACACAGAAAGTTTTTTATCTTCTCCAAGTTTTATGAGAATTGCAACAGAGGTAGGATTATCAATAGCTGGGGGAATAGCTGGAGTTGCTATGGCACCTTTTTCTGGTGGATCTTCATTAGCACTTACTGCAGTCACTGCTGCACGAATCGCTAGAATAGCAAGACCACTTTTAAATATAAGTGCAAACACCGTAGGTAAGATAGGTAGAGGTACACTTGGGGCTGCAGCTGGAGGAGGTACGGGTGCTGCTATTGCACAAGCATTTGATCCAAAAGAAAGTATCGTTAAAGAAGTAGCAAGAGGAACTATACAAGGTGGATTTGGTGAAATTTTAGGTTTTGGTATGGCAGGTGGTTTAGCTAGATTATATAACAAAGTAGCTACTGGTAGTGTAAATACGATGAGAACAGCAAACGCAGCTACAAAAGTTTTAGAAAGACAAAAAATATTTTATGGTGCACTTGGTAAAATTAGATCAGGTCAAATTACTACACAAGGTATAGAAGAATTAATTGAAGCAAATCCTAAATTAAGTGATATTCAAAAAGCAACTTTAAGAAGCAAAGATCAAGCACTTGAGGTATTAGCAAGACAAGAACAAAAACTTGGTGCAGATTTTTTAGGACAAGTAGAAGCTGGAAGTATAACACCTGCTATGTTAACTGAAAATGCTATGATAGATCAACTACAAGCAATTGCAGAAGCGTCTTTGTTTGGTGCAGGAAGAATGAGAGCAGCGTCTGGTGGAGCAAGAATTGGTTTAGTTGCTGGTATAGATGATTTAGTTGAAAATGCAATAAGAGGTGTTGATGCTGAAGTATTAGATCCTCAAGCTTTTGGTACTATGATTCAACAAAGTTTAACTAATTCACAAAAATTTCATACAAGAATTTTAACAGAAGGTTTTGGAGATCTAGCAAAACAAATAGATGAAGCTGGAGTTGTCCCGATAAGAACAAATAGTCCTGAAAAAATAAGAATATGGAATCCACAATTAGGTAGAATAGAACAAACAGATTCATTAGGTGTTTATCTATCAAAACAATTAGAAGGAATGACAACTTCTAATTTTCCAGGTCAATATGATGAAGCTGTAGATTTAATTCAAAGAACTATTGGTGGTGTAAAACCAAGAGCAACATTTAGGGAACTAGCTGAAGTTTATAAGGGTGTATCAAGAACTTCTATAAAAACGCCAGAGGGTTCAAGAATACAAGCAGAAATTTTAAGACGTTTATCGGATTTAATGGAAAGAGCAGATTTACCAAGTGCACTTAGAACTAAAAGAAATGATTTAGTTGAACTAACAAAAATGGGAAGCAAATCTTTTAACCAAGGAATTTTTTCTGCAATAGCTAAAAAAAATGTTGGACAAGAAAAAATATTTGACATGATTTTAAAAGCAAATCAAAAAAGCGTTACTGATGATTTCTTAAAACAATTAAATGCTAAGACAACACAAGGTACAAGATTAATTCCTATAGAGGAAGCAAAAAGAATTGAAGATGGAATTAAAGGTCATTTTTTTAAAAGATTTTTAGATGACACTACTAGATTCGATAATCAATATACTTATCTTGATGCTGCTAAGGCTAGAGACTTTGTGCAAAACAAATATGCAGGTTTTATTAAAGATGGTGGATTAATTTCTAAAACTCAAGCTCAGTCTATGGACGAATATGTTGAAGCACTCAAATATGCAGAAGGTAAGATATTTAGACCAGGCACAACTGGTAAAGGAAGAGGCACAATATTTATTCAATTAAAAGAAGCCGGAGCTATTTCACAAATTGGTGGAGCAATTGCATTAGGAAGTGGATATGTTGATCCTGGTGTGGCTGGTGTATTTATAATTGGTCCAACTGCTTTAGCTAGAATGTTTTCAAATCCAAAATTAATGAAATTAGTTACTGAAGGGGTAAGAGGTACAACAACCCAAAATGTGCAAGGTTATACAAGGTTTATGAATCAATTAGGCTCTGGATTGGTTGGTAATAACATTATTACAGAGGAGCAAAATAATATGGTGCAAAACACTATAAAAGCAAACCAAGAGCAACTTGAAGCTATGTTAAAAGGAGATTTAAAAGCTCTTAATGTAGTTCCAAATGAAATGGAAAACCCAGCTAATGCAGATGCTATTCCAATTCAAAGTAATCAACCACCACAATCATCTGATACTATGACAGATGTTCAATTACCTACAGTAAACCCAGTAGATTTACCTGTAACTTCAAGTGTTGATAATAGGCAATCATCTAATTTACAATTAGCTCAAGCTTTGAACCTTTTTAATAAGGGAGGGATAGTAAGTGCCAAGAAAGTCAACGCATAAAGATTCTTTAGCTCATCAACGTATTGATGATCATGAAAAACTTTGTCTCATTATGCAAAGAGAGACCAATAAAAAAATTAAAGATTTACATGAAGATATACATAGATTAGAAAAAATCATGATATCTAGTTCTGCGTTTATTATTACTACTTTAATAGGAATTGTTGTTGCCCTTATATTAAAATTAAATTAAAAGACCATGTGCGTCTTATAAAAGAAAAAAACAAATTTTATATAACAGATCTTAAAAAAGAAAATAAATACAACTATGAGAAGTATACAAGACAAGAGGAACACGGCTCACGGACCTATAACGTAGGTAACAAAAAAATACCAAGTGTTACAACAATATTATCGGTTACTCAATCAGAGGAAAAGAAAAGAGGATTAGACGCTTGGAGGGAAAGAGTTGGATACCAAGAAGCAGCTAGAATTACCTCTCAGGCGGCTCTCAGAGGCACGGAGATGCACTATGTTCTAGAAAACTACATAGATGGTCGTGGATACCTTAACCTTGCTCCAGAAGGCTCTCAGGCCCGACTTATGGCACACGAGATAGTAAACAATCTTGACCTATTTAAGGTTGTATGGGGTAACGAAGTAAGTCTAGCATATGAAGATAAATGGGCGGGGGCAACCGATGTAGTAGGGATTTATGCAGATAAGCCAACTATTATTGATTTTAAACAATCTAATAAACCTAAACGTGAGGAGTTTGTAGAAGATTATTATTATCAAATAGCAGCATATTCATTAGCCCATAAAAAACAATATGGACCAATAGAACAAGGACTCATTTGTGTTTGTACAAAAGATATTATTTATCAAGAGTTTAAAATGGATGAAGCAAAATTAAAAGAATATGAAGAGAAATGGTTAGAAAGGGTAAATAGATACCATGATAATAAAAAGAGTTTGGGCGATGCCAAACCATCGAACATTTGAAATAAAGCCAATACAAGAATTTATTAAAGAAAATGTTGGGTCAGATTATATAGATCCGTTTCCATATCCATTTAAAGAGGATGCAATTACATTTTTAAAAAAAATTAAAACTAATTCAAAATTAAGTCTTGTGTTTGATCCACCGTATTCTCAACGTCAATTAAAAGAAATGTACCATAAGAACGGGTTATCATTAGATCACCCGATGAATAATAGTTATTGGACTAATTGTAAAAAAGAAATAGCTAGAATAATAAAACCAAAAGGTAAAGTAATTTCATTTGGTTGGAACTCAGGTGGTATTGGTAAAAAGAATAATTTTAAAATAGAAAAAATTTTATTAGTAAATCATGGGTCTCAACATAATGACACCATATGCACATTAGAAATTAAAGCCACTTCTGAACCTGCTCCCCTAGAGTCTTAGCTGAAAGCTCTATTTTATTTTCTAAATTATTTAATACCATTTCATCTATAGTGTCTGTAGCAATAAGATCTATATATGTGACTTGAGAAGTTTGACCATATCTATGAGCACGATCCTCGCTTTGTTGACGGACTTCCAAGTTATAAGAATTACTAAAATATATAACATACTTAGCAGCAGTAAGGGTAAGACCATAGCCACCAACAGTAGGGTTCCCAACAATGAAACGGCATCTGTCATCAGACTGAAAACTCTCAACAGCTTTGTTACGAAGAGCAACTGAGTCTTTTCCGTATATCGAAACCACCGAATCTTTTCCATATACCTCTCCTAATTTTTTTTTTATCATTTCTATATTATGAACATAGTTTGCCCATATAATACACTTGTCATCACTCTCCTCCAATATGTTCATTAATTCTTTTAACTTTGCATTAGTTTTAAAATCTACAATTTTACCATCATTAGTTTTAAGAAAACCATTAGCAACTTGTTGTAATTTTAATAACTCCGTTAATTTATTATTGTATGAAACTTCATCATCTTTTAACACAATCAAAGCAGTAGCTTTTAATTTTTCGTAAGCAATTCTTTGTTCATCCGGTAATTCAATATGTCTTTGTACATACATTTTTTCAGGTAAATCAAGGCAATCTTTTTTTCTAACCCTAAAAGAAAAAGCCTTAAGTTTATACTCTAACTCCTCTAAATTGATATAATATTTAGGAATTTGAATGTTGTAGCCACCCCTTTCAATACTGTACATAACAGCATATTTAGATTTAAAAACAGTATAGTTTTCATAACCTAGTAATTTTTTATCTAGAAAAGCACATTGAGAAAATAAATCTAAAGGAGATTTTGTTATAGGAGATCCTGTTAAAATTCTTTTAAAACGAGCTAATTGCCCTAATTTTATTATAGCTTTTGTTCTTGAAGCTTTTAAATTCTTTATAGAAGTGCTTTCATCTAATATTACCATACTTCTCATGCCATGTTTTAATAACTTATATTCAAGCCATTTTTTTCCAGATGCATGTGATAATGCTTCTACATTCATTAAAATAAATGTTAATTTTTTTGGATCTAACTTAAATGTTTTATCTTTAGTAACTTTCCAAATATAAATATTAGTTTCCTCTGGACAATGAAAATCTATTTCTTTTTTCCAATTTTGATACACAGAATTAGGTGCTATTACAAAAGCAAAATCAATTCTTTGTTCTTGATATAAGTAAGCAGCATTATCGATAGCAACCTTTGTCTTACCAGTTCCCATTTCCATAAAATAGGCAAAGTTATAAGGTTTGGCCCCTTCTATTAATGATTGTCTTTGATGCTTAAAAGGTTTTGTTTTATAATTGTACACGCAAGGTTATTTAAATTATTTATTTGCATAAATCAAATTAATAATATATTGATTCACGCACAAGGAGGTTCTTATGGACTTAGAAGCAGAATCTATCATTACGATAGATACTGGCATGTCAACTGACATAGCCGAATCTTGCAATAAGTTATTGGAAACTCAGAAAAAAATATTAACGACTGAAGAAGAACTTAAAAAGTTAAAGGACGTTGAAACAACCCTTTCTGAGCAAACAATTCCAAACTTAATGCAACAAGCTGGTGTATCTCTGCTAAAATTAGCAGACGGTACAGGGGTAGAGGTTAAACCATTCTATTCAGCTAGAATACCAGCATCTAAAAGCGAAGAAGCTTTCAACTGGCTTAGAGAAAATGGCCATGGAGATTTAATTAAAAATCAAGTCTCTTTGGAATTTGGTATGAAGCAAGATAATGAAGCTAAATCAATTATAGAAGAGCTGAAAGCAAAAGGTCTACCAGTAAAACAGAAAACAACCGTACACCCAAGTAGTTTAAGAGGATTTGTTAGAGAACAAATTCAAGATTTGGGTAAGGATGTACCTGCAGAGCTGTTTGGAACTTATGTTGCAAATAAAACTAAAATAACCACGAAGGAATAACATGTTGACTAAAGAAAAAGCGATGACGACTAAAAAAGATAACCTTCCATCTCAAATTAATTTAGAACAGATGGCAGGGCAAGGTCAAGAGTTTGTGACAGCTCGAGATCAAAAACTACCAATCCTAAAAATATTATATGCTAACTCACCTGTTTTAGATGAAACAGATGGTAAGTATGTTGAAACTGCTAAACAGGGAGACATATGGAGTGAAACATCTGGTAAGGTTTGGAAAGGTAAAAAAGGACTAATAGTAGTACCTTGTCTTTACATAAATACTTTTAATGAGTGGAAAGATAAAGGCGACAGTCCAGGAAGACCAGTAAACATACATACTGATCCTGCAATCATGTCACAAACTACTAGAGGTGCAGATAACAAAGACCGACTAGAAAACGGAAACTACGTTGAAGATACAGGTAATCATTTTGTTTATATATTGGATGAAAATTATAATCCAATGGAACAAGCTCTGATTACTATGAAATCTACACAAAAGAAAAAATCTAAGACGTGGAATTCTATGATTATGTCAAGAAGAACACAAGGTAAGAATGGCATGTTCAATCCACCGTCTTGGTCTACTGCATATAAACTAACAACTACTAAAGAATCAAACTCACAAAATTCTTGGTATGGTTGGGTTGTTGACTTTGATAAGTTTTTAAATACACAAGAAAATTTAAAAACACTTGAAACAACACAAGCATTTTATCAAAGTGCAATGAAGAGTGATATTTTTGGTAAAGTAAATTTTGCCGATGAAAATCAAGCTGCAGGAAATAAAAGTAACGAAGAGAAAACTGGCGTTCCGTTTTAATATTTTTTATGGAGGAGCAACTCTTAAAAATATTTGAGGGAAATTCTGAACTGTTCATCACTACCTCTCTTACCGGAGAGGTAGATGAACGGGGTAAGACAGTAGGACAAACAATCACGGTTCACGAACCAGTCACTCTTAAAATTTGGAAAGACCATTTAGACGGTACAAAACGAATTGGCATTAAACCTGAAAAAGAAAATAAATGTAGATGGGGCTGCATAGATGTAGATCCACATAATTATAAAAATTATAATCAAAAAAAAATTGTAGATATAATAAAAGAATTTAATCTTCCTTTAATTCCAACAAGATCAAAGTCAGGAGGTTTACACCTTTTTTTATTTTTAAATGATTGGTATCCAGTAAAAGATATTTTAAAAAAATTACATCAATGGAATAACGATTTTTTTCAAGCTCAAGAAATTTTTCCTATGAATAAGTGTTTAAACATGCCTTACTTTAATATGAATGCCACTACAGAATTTGCTTACACGGATGAAAATACACCTGTAATGATTGGAACATTTTTAGATTTAATAAAGAAAAAAACTTTATCTTTAGAACAATTGAATAAAATTAAAGTAAAAGAATATGAACCTGAAAGCGATTGGAAACAATATCCTCCATGTTGTCAAAAAATGATAAGCGAAAAATGGTCAGGTAATCATAGAAATGATTTGTTGTTTAACATAGGTGTTCTAGAAATGAGAAAGGCAGATGGTAATCTTTCAAAAAAAGAAATTACTCATATTCTGTTAGAAAGAAATAAAGAAGTTTTTACGACACCTTTAGATGAAAAAGAAGTTGTAAATACTGTGGCTAATTCAGTTAGTAAAAAAAATTATAACTTAAGATGTAATACCCCTTTATGTGATAAAGATAAATGCAAGTTTAGAAAGTTAGGTATTGGATCACAAGTTCCTGATTTAATTGATGATTTTGAACAAATTGAATTTATTAGAAGCACAAAATCAATTGAATATTCTTTTGTATTTCAAGGAGAAAAGATCATTATTGGTCCTGAAGATATGAAAGATGAAAAGTCTTTTAGAGTTAAATTATTAAGATACGGTATTTATTGGATAACTTTACCTAAACCTAGATCAGGCCCATCACCATTTGAGATGCTTATGTCTACTATTGTTAGACAAGCCGTTGAAAACGAAAAAATGAAATTTGAAGATACATTAGGTGAAGAAAAATATAATTTTCTTAAAAAGTTTTTTGAAAGCCATATTGAAGAAGATGACTTTGATAAACTGCAAGATAACTATGTAGTTTTAGATTCTAAGACAAATCTTTGTTACTTTAAAAAAATTACTTTTGAAAAATTTTTAGGAAATAATAAAACATTTAAAAGTGCAGCAGAAGCTATGCATCTGTTAGGATGTGAAAGAATAGATTATCATGAGGGCGTAAAAAATGTATGGTCTGTAGAAATGCCTAAGTTTGTAGATTATAAGAAGACAGAAAAAAAAGTAAGTAAAAAAACAGTATCGGAGATGGATGACGAATTCCACACAGGAAAGTTTAGAACTTAAAATATTAAAAGATCTATATCATAAAACAATAAAAATCTTTGGTCCACCAGGTACAGGTAAAACATATACCTTAATAGAAAAAGTCTTAAAAGGTTATTTAAGAAAAGGTATAAGGCCAAATGAGATCGCATATTTGTCTTTTACAAATAAAGCTGTAAATACTGCAGTATCAAGAGCTCTAGAATCTTTTCCACAATATAATGCAGACGACTTTTCTAGATTTAAAACTTTACATACTTATTGTAGAAGATACTTTCCTGAAGAAGTGTTTGATCCTAAAGATTGCACAATAGATTTTGCATTACAAACTAAGGTAATTAAAACCAGTGATAAAAGATTAGCAGATGATAATTTTATGTATAAAGATTGGTCACTTGGTGTTTACAGTAAAGCAAGAAATTTATTAATCAAACCAGAGGAAGCTTATAAGTTAGAAAGTTATAAAAGAGATTCTCTTACCGTGTTTCTAAGAAAGATAAGCACTTATGAGCATTATAAGACTGGTGGTGGGGAGAGATCATTTATCGACTTTGACGATATGATAGAACGAGCAATAAAAGAAATAGATTTTCCATCACTAAAAGTTTTAATATTAGATGAAGCTCAAGATTGCACACCATTACAATGGTCAGTCATTTACAAAATGGCTCCGAAAGTTAAAAGAATTTATTTAGCAGGAGACGATGATCAAGCAATATATAAATGGAATGGGGCTGATCCAAAATATTTTACAAAATTTTTTCCAGGTAGAAAAGTAAAGTTAAGAAGAACTCGCAGATTTGGAGAAGCAATACATAGATTTTCTCAAATTATTCGAAGAGGTATAAGTGATAGTGAAGAAAAAGAATATTTAGCTGGGGGTACAAAAGGTTTAGTTAAAGCTTATTTATCATTTAAAGAAATACCTTTTGAGAAATTTGATGAAGATTGGTACATTCTTGGAAGAATAAATGAAACTGTAAATCAATTAAGAATGTTAGCAAAAGATGCAGGATTATATTTTAAAGACAATAAAGGTACAAAATGTTTTGATCAAAAGCAATGGGAGTCTATTAAAGCTTGGACTGCTATATCTAATGGAAAAAAAATAGATAAGAAGGCTGCACGTAATATGTATAAACACATAAGAGAACTTGAAGACCCGGCATATAGATTAGATAAATTTTGGAGAGCTGAACCTGATTTCAAAGAGTATGATTTCCAAGCGTTAAAAGAATGGTGTGGTTTAACATTAGACAATACAGAAAAAAATAAACCTTGGTATTGGATATTAAGAAGAAATTTTAAACCAAGGCAAGTAAGGCACTTTATTAGATTGCTAAGGAGATATGGTCAAAAAGAATTAGATAAAGATCCATTAATTACTATAGATACAATACACTCAGTAAAAGGTGGAGAAGCGAATCACGTTGTATTGTATGGTAAGGGTAATTATCCATCTGATTTTGGAAATAAAAATAATCAAGAAAAAAGTGACGAACGTAAGGTTTGGTATACAGGTGCAACTAGAGCAAGAAAAACTTTACATTTGTTAAGATCTGATTATAAGTTTAATTATCCAATTGGACAAGATTATTTAATTTATGTGCAGGAGAAAAATGACAAATAAAAATATGTTTGACGAAGTATTTCCTGATGGCAAACAAGTTGGAGGATCTCACTATAAAAAATTTGTGATTCAACCTTGGACTTTTATAAGAAAAAATAATTTAAACCCATTACAGTCTAATATTATTAAATATATATGTAGATATCTTTTAAAGGGAGACCCTATACAAGACTTAGAAAAAATTAAACATTATTGTGATTTAGAAATACAATATCTTAAAGAAAGAAGAGATGGGAGAAAAGATAAAAATTAAATGTACTTTATGTGAAAAAAATGCAGTCATTATTGAAAACAAAATTTATTATTGTGGTAATTGTGCTGTTAAGCAGTTTATTGACAGGGTGCATAAAAGATTACGATATAAACCCGGGGACAACAATAGTAAGAATAATGCTTCAGGAATCTAAATGAGTAATGGATTGCAGCTAACATTAACATTTAAAAAATCCATGTGGAATACACCAATTGAATACAAAGATTTATCACAGTTTAAAGAAATTGCTATTGATCTAGAAACTAGAGATGAAGGTTTAAATCAAAAACTAGGAGCTGGTTGGGCTTTAGGCAAAGGAGAAATTGTAGGTTTTGCAGTAGCGGTAGAGGGTTGGAAAGGTTATTTTCCATTTGGTCATTTGGGTGGTGGAAATATGATACCTGAACAAGTAAAAAAATATATGAAAGATGTATGTGCTTTACCTTCAACTAAAATTTTTCACAATGCTCAATATGATGTAGGTTGGTTAGAAGCATCAGGTTTCACGGTTAACGGTCCCATAGTAGATACAATGATTGCAGCAGCACTTATAGACGAAAATAGATTTTCTTATTCTCTAAATGCCTTATCAGTAGATTATTTAAATGAAATTAAAGCAGAGACAGAATTAAGAGAGGCTGCAGCAGCTCATGGTATAGATCCTAAAGCAGAAATGTGGAAACTACCAGCAGAACATGTAGGTTACTATGCAGAACAAGATGCAGAGCTTACATTAAAACTATGGCAAAGATTTAAACAGGAAATTGCAACACAAAGTCTAACTACTGTTTGGGAAATGGAGCAGCAACTGCTTCCGATGTTAATAAAAATGCGTCAACGAGGTGTGAGAGTGCAAGTGGAAAAAGCTGCAGAACTACAAAAAGAAATGAAGAACCAAGAAAAAGAAATATTACTGGCCATAAAAAAAGAATCAGGAATAGAAGTAGACATTTGGGCATCACGCCAGATTGCCAGAGCTTTTGACAAATTGAAGTTAGACTACCCACGTACCGAAAAAACAAAAGAACCTTCCTTTACACAAAATTGGTTGATTAATAATAAAAACAAAATAGCACAACTTATTGTTAGTGCAAGGGAGATAAATAAATTTCATGGAACTTTTTTATCTTCTATTATGAAGTACCAGGTTAACGGCAGAATACATGGAGAGATAAATCAATTAAGGGGAGATAATGGTGGCACTGTTTCAGGAAGACTATCGATGTCTAATCCAAATCTTCAACAAGTACCTGCTAGAAATAAAGATTTTGGTCCCAAAATAAGAAGTTTGTTTATACCTGAAGAAGGTTATAAGTGGGGAAGCTTTGATTATTCGCAACAAGAACCAAGAATGACAGTGCATTATGCAGCATCTATTGGAGACGGTTATGAAGGGTCAAATGAATTAGTAGAAGCTTATCAGAATGCAAGTGCAGATTTTCATCAAACTGTAGCTGATCTTGTGGGTATTGAAAGAACTCAAGCAAAGACAATAGGTTTAGGTTTAATGTATGGTATGGGAAAAAATAAATTAGCAATTTCTCTTGGTGTATCAAAAGATGAGGCAGATGAATTAATAATTAAATATAACAAAAAAGTTCCGTTTGTTAAAAAACTATCTGATAGATGTAAATATGCAGCTGATGAAAAAGGTGTGATAAGAACTAAAAAAGGTAGGAAGTGTAGATTTGATTTATGGGAAACAAGAGATTTTGGTTTACATATAGCAGAAAAATATGAAGATGCAGTTGCTAAATATGGAAAAGATAATATTAAAAGAGCTTATACATACAAAGCATTAAATAGATTAATTCAGGGATCCTCAGCAGATCAAACTAAACAATCTATGTTGGACTGTTATACTTCAGGTCACTTACCTATGTTACAAATTCATGATGAATTATGTTTTAATATAAAAGATGACGAACACGCAAAAGAAATTCAAAAAATAATGCAAAAAGCTATTGAGTTTAAAGTTCCAAGTGTAGTTGATTATGGGCTAGGGGAAAGTTGGGGAGATGCAAAATAAAAATTTACCACATGATAATAAAGATTTAATTGCTTATGCAGCAGGTCTATTTGATGGTGAGGGAAACATTAATTATGCACAATATAAGGTTAGGAAACCAAACGGTAAAATATATTTAAAGTGGAATATAGGTATGGAGATAGCAATGACTGATTTAGATTGTATAAAAAATTTTTATGATATTGTAAATGTCGGTACTATACATTTTAAAGGTATTGCAAAAGGTTCATTAAATAAAAAAGAACAATGGAGATGGAGATGTTCTCATCAAAAAGCTTTGTATCTTTCTAAATTATTTTTACCTTATTCTGTAAGTAAAAGAAAAAAATTATTAGATATAATAAATCATTATGAGTTTAAAAAGCCGACAGAAGCCCTAAGTAAAAAGTTTCCTTTTTTAAAACTTAAGAAAAATTAACTAGCAACAGCTAAATTTTCTTGTACATCTTGATATTTGATCTGATTTCTTTTTGATCGAATATCTCTTTCAAGTTTTAACATATCAACTGTACAACCACCATTTGTTAAAAAATCAGTTGTCCAGTTTGTTTCAAGCTGCTTTAACTCTGTTAACAGCTCTATTTTTTTCGGACTCATATAGTTCCTCATAAGTTATGTGAACCCTAGTATTGCCGGTGAAACCATCTTCGATTATCTCAACCTTACCTTGGTCCACTTGTTCTGACAAATTTAATATCGCTTCAGTGCAGTCTGCAGCTTCAACAACATGGTCTAATTGCTGCCCTCCCATACTAGCTCTTATACGATAAGCCGTCATAAGATATTATAAGATATTGTAAAGGAATGGTCAATATCATAACCCTCAGAATTTATAGCCATACAATGCACATCATAATGATCCATGAAACCACCTAATTCTTCGATTTTTAATTTTTGAGATCTGCCTACATTAATTGCTTTTTCTCTGCATGTTTGACTATCTTTTATATCATCTACTAAATATTGAGTGCATTGAGTTCCAATATCATGAAAATTCCAACATATACTTCCTAATAATATAAATTTTATTATCATGCAGATTCTAAGGGTTTACATGCAAAAGTTGTATAAATTTTAAACTCGTTGACCTTATCGTTACCAATTTCTTCTATTTTTTCAATAGATTTTTTGTATCCTTCTATCTGACAACTGTATAAATCTATATACTGAGTGTCAAAAGTATGTGGAGGAATACATACAGTTTCAAGCATTGAGCATAGGGTTATTGATAAAATATATTTCATAATTTAATTGACATTTACCATTATCCCATATAATTAAGATTTAATGAAAAACAAAAAAAGTAAAAGTCTTATACTAGATAGTATCACTTCTGAGGTCGATGAACAATTGGGGTTGATTCCCTCACATGATTTTGATGGTAGTCCTATTGAGGATTCACTTCATATGGATATGTATGTAGATTCTATAGCAGCTATACACTTTATAGATGGTTTAGGTAGAAAACATTATCCATTTAATAAAACTATTGCTACATATTTAGTTGAGGATGAACTAGAGTGTCGATTAAACGAACCAACAGAGGAGGATAAAAATGTCGATAAAGAAAACAATTAAATTTACCACTAGTAGTATAACATTACCACCAACGGCTAGTTCAAGTGTGCATCCACCAATAGGAGTAAAACCTGAAGGTGATGTTGATTTAGAAAAGGCATTAGATAGACTTGGAGAAACTATAAAAGGTTTATTAAAAAATATGGATACTCTTCAAAAAAATTTAGATAAACTTACAGCTGAAAATAAAAGACTGAAAGATGCTTTAGGTTTAGTAGAATCACCATTAGTATTAACAGAAGACATGGAGGTCAAAGATGGATATTAACAAATGGAAATCAGTTGCAATAAAAAAATATGATTATGATCTATTAAGGGGACTTTGCAAAGATAAATTTAGAGCACCCGGTGCTATGATTTCTAAAATACTTAGTGACTATGTAGATCATCAAGCTAGAAAATTAAAAATACCTAACGCAGCATATCGAACAAAGCTTATAAATGGAGCTGGAGATGGATCTAAAAAAAATAAAGGGTAAAGAATTTTTTACCATAGAATTAGATCTTGAAAACAACAATGTAACTTTATACGTTAATGGAGAGCTTAGAAATAAAATACATTCAGTTAAATCAGAGTCATTATTTGATCGAATGTTGAAAATTGCAAAATTAAAATTTCTTAAAATGAGAGACAGAGTTGAACAATAAACTCAAAGTATTAGATTTATTTAGTGGTATTGGTGGTTTTAGTTTGGGTCTTCACTCTACTGGTATATTTGATACAGTAAAGTTTGTAGAGTTTGATAAATTTTGTCAGAAAGTTTTACAAAAAAATTTTCCTGATGTTCCAATAGAAGGAGATATAAGAGATGTCAAAGGAGAAGAATTTGAAGCAGATGTCATTACTGGAGGATTCCCATGTCAATCATTTAGCGTTGCAGGAAAACAAAAAGGAACAAACGACAACAGATATCTCTGGCCAGAAATGTTTAGACTCATTAAAGAAATTAAACCAGAATTCGTTATTGGGGAGAATGTGCAAGGCCTTATTAACATCCAAAACGGCATGGTACTCAGACAGGTGCAAGACCAGTTGGAAAGTGAAGGTTTCGAAGTCCAATGTTTCCTTATTCCAGCTTCAGGCATCGGTGCTTGGCATCAAAGGAACAGAGTCTGGATTATTGGCCACTCCAAATACAATGGATTACTTGCCTCCGAGAAGTGCAGCAGGAACAAAAAAATTAATGGAGGGACACAGGAAGGGCAGAACCAGACCATCGAATCTAAGAGAACAAGTGGATCCAGAAACGATAAAAATGTATCCAACACCAAATGCAACGAACATAAATACGCCACAATCAGACAGAGTAGAATTCAACAAATCTGGGGGTTTTACTCTGAGAAAGAAAAACAAACCGCACATGACTTACGGGGCCAGACTTCAAGATGCGATGGAATTCCTGGACAAAAAACCTGGTGGCAAATTGAATGCGACCTTTGTGGAGTTCCTGATGGGATTTCCGCAGTCATGGACAAAGATAGAGCCGACAGAATAAAAAGTTTAGGTAATGCAATAGTCCCACAAATTGCAAGAGAAATAGGTTTAGCTTTAAAAAAAGTTTTAATTGAGGATGGTAGAGAATGAGTGCCACTTTTGGTTTAGGTATGTTTGCATATAATATGATTTGTTTATGTATTGGTTTAATTATATTATATTTTGTAATAAATAAAATTAAATGAGTTTTTTATTGAGTATATTTTTAATAGGGCTAATATATTTTTTTATTACATTATTATTAATATTTTGGAACAAAGAGGAATTATGAAAAACAATAGAAAAGCTTATAGAATTTTTATGGCATTGAGTAAAGAGTCTAGAAAAATTCTATCGTTTGAATACGAAATAGAGAAAGTAGACAATACCGAAAATAAAAAATGGAATAATAGATTCTTATATAATTTTTGGAATTGGTTGTGGATGAAAAAATTTAAACATGCTCCACAAGATAAAACTATGGAATTAGTTAAAAAGATAGAAAATTTTAATGCTCGATGCATGAGAGTTAGAGTTGAAGGAATAACAGTTAAAGATTTGAAAAGTCTCAAA